ATTTGCGAGAAGGGGGATCCCATTCCAGAGGACACCGAAATCTTTATTAACGCAATATACTTATCTCCGGATTCAACTGCGGTTTTCTTTGATGATGTGAGCATCGTAAATTATAAGAGGTTGCGCGTGATTGTTGATATAAGTTGTGACATCCACGCGAAGAACAACCCAATCCGATTAGATTATTCAAAAAGTTGGCTAACTAAATATACAAAATATACAGATAATATTGATATTATATGTATTGATAATCTACCGTCGCTATTACCAACGGATTCGAGCGAGGAATTTTCTAAAAAACTGACTGAACTATTTTTATCGGGAGCAATTGACAAGTTTATGAAAACATTCCGATATATTCAAGTATAATCTGGTTATTTGTTATTTAGTCGTTTTTTAGTGCGGCGAGTCTTGCTTCAAGATTTGACATACCATTTAATTGATTATTATGTAATTCTTGTTTTGGTTGTAGATTTCTTCGCTGTGGTCTAATTGTTTGCATCATAAAGTTTTTGGGACGTGAATAACTGATAATTGATGAATTTGATGAATATGATGATTGGGTCTGATTTGCTGGACCACCATTCGGATTTTGTTGTTCAAGCATTGCTCTTCTTAATGCATTATTATTTAAATTTGCTGGACCACCTTTTGCATGTTCTCTATTTGGAATAGTGCTCATTAAAAGATATGATGGAATTGTTGGTTTTTTTCCATTTCTTTGACTACTCAAAAGAAATGATGGAGGTAATTCTGAATTACCATTATTATTATTATTTAATCGTTCCAAACTATTTTGCGGAAATGATTCTTTTGCTTCTTCCTCCAATTCTTTTTCCATTTTATTAATAATTGCTGGATTTTTTTCTTCCTTGGCTTTTGCTTTTTGCAGACTTTGTTGCATTCTCTTAATCATGTTTGTGGATTGTTGTTCCCTCGCATTTATATGTTCTTTTTGTTCTTTTACTAATTCTCCTATTCTTTTTCTTATAGCGATTATTATGGCATGCCACATATTAATCATTTCTTGTTTTTTTAATGATTTATGTAATAATAAATTAATTTCGCGAAAGTTTGTATCTATAAACAATGTATCAATACCTAAATTTTCATCAATATTAAATAATATATCTAATAAATTAAAACTTTGTCCAGATATTATATAATCATTTCTAAGTTTAAGAATATCTTTAAGAATCTCGCAACTATTACTATTATGAGGTATCTTTAAAATATCATATAATTGTGGTAATAATACACTGATACTTGAAACATGAGGATTCTCACAATTATTTAAAGCATAAATAATATACAAACATATTTGGTTTCTTATTTCCATATTTTTTAATTGTCTCTTAAAATGTCGAATAAAATTAATCCATTGATCGATATTCAGACTTGACATACCAATAATATCCCTTGAATTTATAATAAACGTTACTTCATTATCGAGTTGGTTTTCTGGTATTTCTGATGATTCTGAACATAATAATTTAAAAAATGATATTCCTATATCATAACCATTCCTAAGAAATATTAAGTATTTAAGTTTAATATATCTTTGTGGATCAAATATACTAATGCCAAGTAATTTGAATGCATTTTCAATCGATTTATAACTATCATCTAATCTTTTATCTATATAAACTGGACATCTAAGAAAAAAATTTATTAATATTTCACATAATTCCATCCGCAAACCACCCCTTTGAACAACCCGTTTCTTACTTGAATACGGCCCGTATAGTTTCTTTTGGGACCCTTTCGTCGTCTCTTTCAGATAAAACGCCCCACTTTTCCCATTAACTTTTTTCGCTGCCAAAGATGGACCCGCTCCACAACACACCCCGCATTTTTTTGAACCAATTATAACAGTAAACTTTCGTTTATCTTTTTCTAATAAACCCATATAATTTATTAGAAAATAATAATGTTATTTATGTATGAACAAATAACTTCACAAATTCTGGCTTATCATCCAATAACGCCATATCAATATACTCATGATTTTTATATTTTTTATGCATACTATTATAATAATTCATAACAAAACTATTTGACACGATTCTTGTTAAATTTTTATTAGCCGTAGATAACGCATAATAATAATTTTTTTTATGATTAGAATAAAATTTATATTTATAATATTTCGCCCTTGTACAAAAATAATCAGGATCCGCGCCATAACGGCTATTATGATAATACCCCATATAATTAAATAATTTTCTATAACAAGTAAAAATAACATCATTATAATTTTCTTGTTTTTTTACTATATTATCTGGATGTTTTTCATAATATAAACGCGTTAAATCGGTCCCATATCCCCAGTATTTAAATACATCTTTATTCTCTTTCTCTAAATTTTCAATCTCAAAACTGAATTTATTCGGATGAATCGAATCATCTCCATCAACATTCGCAATATAATATCCATTTGACATCAATATACCTTTATTCCTTCCATAAAAAGTCCCTTCATTTTTATTATTAATATATAGCTTAACTAATGGATTCGTCGCATATAAATTATTAATAATTTCAACTGACTTATCAGTTGAGCAATCATCAATAATAATAATCTCAATATTTTTATAATTGCTTTTTAATATAGAATCGATCGTTTTTTTTATTGTTAGCTCGTTATTATAATTTGGAATAATAACAGACAGAAGTCTACTAGTCATATTTGAATATTTTTTTTCGATTGACTCTTTAAATAGTTTAATAGTAGTTTTAACAAATAAATCGATATTTTTTATTTTATTATCAACTAACTTTATATAAATTTTTTTGTCATTCCATATATATGTTGATTGATTATGATTAAATATACGAACAAAAAAGAATGACTCACTAAATTTTTTTCTTAATAAATTAATAGTATTTTTATCTAACATAAATTATTATATATTATTTTTCAATTTCATTATCAGTTAATTTTTGATAAATATTGAGAGTCCTCGCAGATGGGTCAATCGTTTCCCCTGACCACATTGGCATCCAATATTTCGAAATCCACTTATCATTCTTATAAAAAGCTCCGTAAATCTGTCTATAATACATTTCCTCTTTTGTTCTTGGGGGAGAGTGTATACATTTTGCCTTGAATTTTTCGAATGATTCTTGACTAATAACTGACGACGCCATCGTCTTCAACTTATCCAACCAATTATTTTTAACACTGCTAACCCCATCACTAAAAGCCTCCTTCGTCCTCCATAAAATCTCGTCCGGTAAAAGTCCACTGTTCTGAAATGACTTCCGCAACAAATACTTCTCCACTCCATTCCTCGGGCACACCTTTCGAGAAGAAAGACTGCTAATTAATTTCATAAACTCCTTGTCCAAAAATGGGACCCGCAATTCCAAGCCATGTCCAGCCGTCGTCCGATCAGCCCTCAATACATCATACATATACAACTGATTCATCAAACGGAATGACTCCTCCGTCCCAGAGGCTGGACTCGGTTGTCTATGAAAATAAAGATAGCCCTGACACAACTCATCAGCCCCCTCTCCACTAAAAATAACGACATCGTCCGTTTTCTGACTGATATATTCCGATAAAAGAAACATACCAATACTTGCTCGAATTGTGGTAGTGTCCCACGTCTCCAATTGCATTATGATTTCTGGAATCCTCTTCTCGATATCCTTGAAGTTCATAATGACCTCGTGATGGTTTGAACCGATATATTTCGAAACGACCCTCGCATTCTCCAAATCAGGTGAACCCTTGAATCCAATACTATATGTATTTAAACACTTTCCGTTCTTCTTCATTTCCTCCTGAACAATAGAAGCAACTAAACTACTGTCTAATCCACCACTCAATAAACAACCAATCGGACGTTCTGAAAGAAGCCTCTTTAATACAGCCTTCCTAAAAACCTTCTCTACCACGTGATAAATGCTACTATCGCTAACTAATGAAAGATATGGATTCGGACTCACATCGCGGAACTCATCAATCATAAAGAAGCGCTCGACCCGCCCATTCATGTAATAGCTCCCCGCAGGAAATGGGACAACGTCAATCAACTCGCTAATTCCTTTTCCCTCACTACAAAACGCAATCTGATTTTCATCCACTCCGTAAAATAATGGGCGGACACCAATTGGGTCTCGTCCAGCATAAATGCTTCCATCTTCTTCATCATAAATGATGAAAGCAAAAACGCCATCAAGTAAATTAATCATCTTCTCTAATCCAAGCTTATCAAACAGAGGATAAATGACTCCACAATCACTCTCACCCTCTTCAAGCTCCAACTCGTATTTTTCATTGAGGTCCTTATAATTATAAATCTCTCCATTACATATTACATAAACATGGGCTCCACTCTCCTTTTGATAAATAAAAGGCTGGTCGCCCATCTCAGTCAGTCCATTAATTGCCAGACGATGAAATCCGATAAATGTATCATCACCTAAAACCTCTGATACCGATTTATCTGGACCCCTATGTTTTATCCGGTTGAAATACGTTGTCATTTTATCAACATCGATCTTTTGACCGGATAAATATTTATAAAAAAATATACCACACATGTTTTATAATAAATAATTAATCTTTAAGCTATTTTGGGCAACAATATTTAATATTAGCACTATATACGCTTGAAAAAAATCCTCTACTGACTGCACTAGCTATTACACCATAAAATAGACTATGAAATATATTAAAACGATAATAACATTCTGGAGCAGGAAAATTATCATTTTTTTTAATACGATGTGATGGTTTAATTTTTCCTAATAATGTATCAAACATATCAAAATTATCTTTCGGAATTTGCTCTGTATTTGTTATTAGATTTCCAAAAAATCTAGATATTATTCTTAAAAGTGGAATCCTCTTTAACATGACATCTATTAGCGCAAACACTAGCATAAATACAGGTATCATCATACCAAACATTGGTGATATTCCATTAATATTAATAACGCAAAAAATAATTAGCATGACTATTAATATAATATTTGAAGTCATTAGTTTATAATTCGATGCGTCAAATGATGAAATTCTTAAACCTTGAACAAAAATGAAATTAAGCCCTTTTACCAGATAAGGCATAACATAAATTAATATGAGAGGAATGAAAATCATGACGAATGAAAGAACACCAATACCTCCATTTGGAGTTCCACAATATGATGTAGATATTGGATTAATAAAAAGAGCAATTAAAACTGTTAGAAAATATGTGAAAAATATTGCGCTCGTAGCAATCATGTTCCAGTTTGATAAATTATCATAATCGCGGTTTAACTCTTGCTCGGGGAATAATCTATCAAATGCGCAATTAACTTTTTTGAATTCACTATCTTGGAGACCTTCTTTAAATGAATTTAAAAAAACTTTAAATGCGGATGGTTCATTTTGTTCCCCTCCACTCTGTGTTTTACCATCTCCATATTTTACAATATTCGCATCTTTTTGAAAAATTAAATATTCCGTATTTTTTTCAACAACAATCCCACTTATATATTTAAAATAATAAAAACCACTAATAATCGCAGTAATAAATCCGATTGGGTTCATTAATCCCGATGAAACATCTATATCATATGGATTAAATTCAGCTCCTCCCGCCAGTTTCTTTTTTATAATAATGGTCTCTTCATTTTTTATAACTGTTCCATCTGGTTTATATATCCTCCCCTCTAAATCAGTAATTGAATATGATTCATCAATTATAAAACCGTATTTTTTCTTTATAAGCGTCCGAAGATGATAAACTGATATAAAATCATCAATTACAATCTCATATTTTTTATTATTATAAATAAATTTCATTATTTATTTATAGTAAGAATTAAAATCCAACTGGAATAAACATAAAAATCAAAAAGAAAATAATGAATAGTAATGTCATCGGGAAAGCAGTCGCAACACCATTCTCCAATATTGTAAAAATACAATCTACAATAACCATTTTTGTTCTATCAGTTTCACCAGCTTTTAAATCACCAGTAATATTTTTGTAATAGTCGAGAACTTTCTGTGCTTTGTCTAATTTGTCTTCGAATAAAGTTCCGTCAATATTTTCAAGTTTTGGTTTTGCTTTTTCCTGTTTTTCTTTCATTTCTTTCATATATATTTCAATATCAGTTAGAACACTATTAATGCTACCTATATTTTGCTCTACTAATTCTTTTTGTTGATCCGTCGCATCACATATATCAAATAAAAATACTACTTTTGAAAAGACGTATAATATACTTTGATAAACTGAGCGCGTCATATATACGTAAGCATTATCTTTCCTTGAAGTTTCTTTTCTTA